CCCCAATACTCCCCACAGTGGTGCCATTCTTCTGCACGTCAATGATAGTCCCATCTGATGTAGCACGGTCAACAGTGAGGACAGTAGCGCCATCGTTGTCTACTGTAAGGCCACCAGTGTAGTTCTGTGAGTTCACCTCGTAGGTGCTGTAAGACACAACCTCCAGTACATCACCTGAGGCTGCACCAGTCGTCAATACTACGTCTGAGCCATTGGTAGCTGTGAAGTCTGTGCCATCCACCAGCTTAACACCGTTGAGGTATACGTCGAGGAACTGTGGTGTGTAGCCAATAGTAGCGAAGCTAGTCTGACTTGAAGTGGCTGTGAAACTCTCACGGTTCTGTGTTGCCTGTGGTACAGGCTGTGTGCCAATGTATCCTGACATGTTACATAGCTCCTATAATAAATGCGAGTAGTTCAGGGTAACGTACACCAAGTCGGGTACGCTCAGTGGCACCTGTTACATTAGCAGCAGTAGTGCTAAGGAGTACGGCCTTAGTGCCGAGATACCCAGCCATTATGATTGCTCCAGTACTGAGATGATTACATCAGCAGAAGTAGCTGTATTAGAAGTAACTACTACTGTATCAGCAGCTGCTAGGATGATCTTACCATCTAGTACACTCAAGCTAGAGCCAGCTGGAATAGCCGCATCTTTAACTAGGTATACACCAGCACACTGCACTGAGATAGAAATCTGAGATGCTGCTGTGTTAGCCACAGTCATACCGATCATGACTGCTGTAGTAGACCCTGGTACAGTGTAGACTGTAGAAGGTGAAGTACCTACTGAGGCGCTTGTGTAGTTGACGAAAGTATTAGCCATTTGTTAGTTCCTTGTTTGATTCAACCGAGGGCGATTGCCAAGGCAAGGGCTGTGCCTGCTTGGTCTACATCTAAGTTAGTACGTGCTGCAGCCGCTGTGGAGGCGCCTGTACCACCGTCTGCTACTGCTAGGTCACCTGAGGAGGTGATTGAGGAAAGGTCTGCTGTAAAGGCCCCTGAGGCGCTCAGGGTAGTGAAGCTACCAGCTGCTGCAGATGTACCACCGATGACTGTACCATCGACTGTACCCCCGTTAATATCCACCGTGGATACAGAACCTAGGTCAGACCAAGTACCAGTAAGAGAACCACCACCTGTAGCACTCAGTGCAGTGAAGCTACCAGCTAAAGGGCTTACACTTCCTATTACAGTGTTATCAATCCCACCTCCAAGGATACCAGCTGAAGCTATGACCGCTGAAGGGATAGTCATAACACCTGTTGAGTCAGCAATGGTGGCTGAAGCAGTACCGTCTTTGGCTTTGATGTTGGTTACTTCAATGTTAGTTGTATCTAACGTGGTAGAGTTAACTGTTACAAAGGTAGGGCTGTCTGTTGTGTTTACACCTTGGTTTAACAGAGTGTCAATGCCATCGAGTTTAACACCATCTGCAGCTACATCACGCCCATCTACAGTGCCACCAACAGTGATGTTACCTGTAGCACTCAGTGCAGTGAAGCTACCCGCTAGAGGAGTTGTAGCACCAATGACAGTGTTATCAACAGTACCACCGTTGATGTCAGCAGTAGTAAGCACAGCAGAGGTGATAGTAAAGACACCAGTGCTATCAGCAATAGAAGCAGAAGCTGTACCATCGTTAGCTTTGATGTTAGTCGCTTGCAGGTTAACTGACTCAAGGGTACCAGCGAAGTAGCCGTCCTTAAACATGTAGACTGAAGTACCTAAATCGATATCGTTGTTAGTAACTGGGTAAGCTATACCGTCTTCGATACGAAGTTGTTCAACACCTGTCGACGCTACATCTACGTAGAAGCTAAGACGATCATTAACAGTGTCTACTTCAATCTTATTAAGAGGGGTTGTGATACCAGCATCACCTATAAGACCAATGACAGGCCCTTCAGCTGTTGTACCATCATGTGCGTGACCTGTAGAGTTATTGAATGCGTCAAGAAGTGCACTGAACTCATTGTTAGAGTCAGACGCTTGAATAACATCACCGTCAGTATAGGTACTTTGTCTTACGTAACCTGCCATTTGTCTCTCCTGTTATCTCCGTGCCCCAGTGGTAAACTCTAGGGAGAAGCCTTTTAATGAATATGGGACCGATACACCGTTATCTACAACACGTAGAGCAACAGAGAAACCTGAACCCTCTACCGGTTGCCTAATCAGTGGGTCTGTCTGACCACCGTAGGTAACTGTACCGTACAGGCCAACACCGTATAGAGCAGCAACCTTCGTTGAGTCAAAGGGGTAAGCCTCTGGTCTAGCTACTTCAGCACTTTCGTAGTCATACCTAAGGAACAGGTCAGAGTTAACGGCACCTTCTGGTGCGTAGTTGATAATCACTCGTTGAAATGCTTTACGAATACCAGGGTCACCTGCTGTGATGTCTGGGCTACGGTAACGTCCAAGGATTGTAGTAGTGTCGAAGGTGTTACCCTCTTGGTCCCTGTATACGTACCCATCGTAACCACCTAGCATAATAAAGTAGTCACCTTGGTACTCTTCGGTATCACTGCAGTACATCTTAAGACCACGGGTGGTAGAGAACTCATAACCTTGGTCTTTACCGCTACAGATAACACCTTTAGTGTCTACTGCGTCTACACCGTCTTTAGAGAATAAGATTCTATACTGTGTCTTATTTGGGATAACGTATGACTCAAACTCAGACACACTCTTCTTATCCTGGAACAGTTCTTGGATTGGCTTAGTAATAGAACCTAGTTCAACGTCACCAATCTTCTGAGTACCAGCGATAGTCCGTAGACCGTCTGGTCCGAGAAAGATAACATCCCCTGCAAACTCTTTAATAGTCCAACCACTACGGCAACCAATCTCACGAGTAATGGGTTCTAGTTTGAAGTCAGCTTGGGAGCTACCAGTAAGACGATAGATACGGTTAGCTGAGAAGATGTACAAGCTGTCGCGGAAGACGATCATCCCTGTTACAGGGCTGTCCACTACTAGGCTACCAGCTCCATTAGCAACTGAGAAGTCATCCAGTGTAAGAGGTGCTGTAAATATAACCTCTTGTGGGTTGGCCGACATACCAGTATAGAAACCTGTGTTCTTAAACACTGAGATGTAGTGTGCATCAACTGGAGAGTTAGTCCCGTTGATATCTGTCACAGAGGTACCATCCCAGTATGAGACACTGTTAGACCCATCAGCAAAAGCTAGGAGCTCTACACCGTTAAAGTTAACACGGCGGAACGTATACTTCTTAGCACCTGTACGTCCAGAGTCAATGGAAGTCCACATCTGGTATACTGTTGTAGAATCTAAGTGCTCAACGTCAAGAGTGCTATTAGCACCCCGAGTACACCCTGTGAAGGTCGTAGTGGTTTTACCTGTGTAACTGATCTGCTCAGAGTCAATGATAATAGTACCAGTGTCTGAGAAGCCTGTAGTACTGGCTACAGTGACTGTTGTAGCTGCCTGGGCTAAGACCCCACTTAAAGTATTAGATGCGTCTGTAGAGCGGTATACAGCCTCCCCACGGGCTGCTATAGCCTCCCCTTGGTAGAAAGCTGACATCAAAACAGGCTCAGCATCTGATACAGTAAACGGGACCTTCTCTGAGGTCCACTTAGTATAACCGTCTATACGGCGGTAGCCACCTGTTGTGTCTGGTTCAAAGTTCTCTAACTCAAGAGCCATACCTGGCTCGATGTTGAAGTTGGAACGGTTGAGGACTAGGCCACCCTTGAGAGGAAACACAAAGGGGCTAAGACCAGAGGAATCTGCCATGTTATTTAGCCCTTATTAAGAGATGGAAGGAAAGACGGAAGGGGTGCCTGACCTTTCTACTACAGTGGAGCGTACGTACGGGTAACGGTTAGTCAGGATACTTCTAATGTTAGAGATGCCATCCTGGAAGCGAGCCCAGTTTGCACTATACTGGTCTAGCTCACCACGGTACTGGTATGCGTAAGCCGTAGCACCGTCTGAGATTACCTGACGGTACGCAGAGGGGATACTAGGTACGTCAGCTGCAGCAGTAAGAGAAACAGGTTGATCGTAGTATTCGTACTTAAGTGTGTAAGCTTTATCTGGGTATGGATACAAAAGATAGTTGTTATCAGGTGTACGTACTACCCAGAGGGGACGACCACCTTGTGTTGTTGTATCATCTTCTTGATCTACATACTTGTCTAGATACTCTTTGTAATCTAGACGGGAGAGGGCACCACCTGTTGAACCGAGACTAGCGTCTTTAACTAGACGGAATGTATCGTAGTCAACAGTCTTGGCTGTTGTAGGAATTGTGTAACGAGTTTGACCAGCTACCAATACTTCGGTCTGGGTAGCGTGGTTGAAAGGCCAGTTAAACTCTCTGTGGTTGATGTAGTTAATAGCATCGTTAACTGCATTCTTACATTGGATCTGGAATCCCCGAGCTGAGCCAAAGTTAGAGGAAGTAAGAGACACCTCGTTCAAGCGGGCCAATACTTCGTTAGTAATGTCTAGGTATGTATAAGCCATTTCTTACCTTGTCTATGAAGTCCGTACAGTGTTAGAGGCCCCCGAAGGGGCCCCTAGTTAGTTATTATGCCAAGTTGTACTTAGCTGTTACAAGAGCCTCAGGACGCAGAATCTTACGACCATAGAGGTGCATACCACGAACGATGTCAGCAAAGCTGTCTGGGTCACGGTATGTTTCAGTCTTGTTGATCTGCTCAGCAGTTGCTACAGCAGAATCATGACCACCAACAATAACACCGTAGTTGACGTTCTGGTTGTCAGTACCTGTAGTAGCAGGACCAGTGCCGACTGAAGGAAGGTTGTTAGAAACGTATACGCGGAAACCATTCCACTTGTTCATAACAAGACCGTTGCGCAGAGCACTTGAGTCACCGAAGTCAGCATTCAGGAAGCGGCTGTCTTCGTCCATCAGGACTTCGAGCATTACTGGGTCAATTACGATCCAGCGGCCATCTTTATCAACGTTCTGTTGGTCAAGAAGACGACCCATACGGTTGATCAACATAACAGGTGAAGCATATGCTGTTGGCAGAGCTGTTGCACCTGGGAGGCGAGCAGCAACTGGGATCGAGTGATCAGCAGCAAAAGGAAGAGTGATGTTACCAAATGAGTCTTTGCGGAGCTTCATTGAAGCCAGCAGTTCGTCTGAACCAGCCGTTGTGTCAGCTTTAGTACCGTTTACTTGGTCGTTTACAGTGTCACCGGCAGTGTGCAGAGCAGACTGTTTGTAACCTGAAAGGTAACCGAGTACTTCTTGGTCAAGCTGGTCAGCCAGGCGGTAAGCCGCGCGGTTTGTAGCAAGGTCCATGAAGTTAACGTGGCTGTGTGCTTCTTCGATATCGTCAATCTTGAAAGCAAAGTAGTTAGCTTTGTCGACAACGAGTGAGAAGTCTGCGTCATCAAGGTCTTGAGCAGCGATAGTTGTACCACGTGCGTAGCTTGATACTGAGATTTCAGGCTCTTTGATGATTTTAACTGTATCACCTTGTGCACTGATTTCACCGAAGTAGTCAGAGTTAGTGATGTCATTACAGATAGCCTTCTTGCGGAATGCAAGTTGTACTTTCTTGGAATAGATAACACTTGAGAAGTTGCCGTTAGGCAAGTTGGTGTAACCACCAGCTGATGCGAAAGCCATTGTATATATCCTTCTAGATGTTTGGCTTGATAAGTAAGAATCCTAAAGACCCACACAAGGTGCTTAAGGTTAATCGAGTTATGTGTGGGAGGATTCCAGTTAAGAGAACCTAAACAATCGGGATAAGAGGCTGATAGATTTCTAGGGTGCTTTCAGGGTAGCTTGCCAGCTAGTCCCTCCAGGGCCTGTACTTAATCAGGTAAGTCTTAGAGATTATTAGTGTTCAGTAGTCTACCCCGTTAGGGGCTACTGTATATGTTCACGGGTATCCAAGGCGGGGCCGTTAAACATATACAGTTATACCATACTCGTCCTTGGGTGTCAAGGTTTAATTGAGTATAATGATATTAGCGAGCACGGCCAGAGATGTCGTAAACAAACTTACCTGAGGCCATCGCTTCTTGGATTTCATCGTAACGGTTCTCAAACTCTTTGTCACTCATCTTAGAGACAACTGACTCTTTGAGATAAGAACCTGCCTCGTCTGTATCAACTACAGTACGGGACTTCTTAGCTACTGTTTTAGCAGCATCCTTGGCTTGAGCCTTCTTAGCAGAAGGTGTAAGACCGTTGTCAACCTTGTAAAGGTCAAGAACACGGATAACACTACCGGCATCGTCTGAGTTCTCATAGAGGGCGTCACGTACCCACTTAGGTTGCTCGTCGACCCAGTCATGGAACTCGTCTGCCTCACGGAGGTCATCGAAGTCAGAGTGTGCTTTACGAATCTCTGTCTCAGCACGAGTACGGGATGCTTCGTACTTAGCCTCATCCAACTCCTTGAATCGTTCACTAGCATCAGCGAAACGCTCAGCAGCTTTCTTCTCAGCAATGGTCTCTACGATAGCAGCTACATCGGGGTGCTTGCTTGCCCATGCTTCGATGTCTTCGTCTGACTTAGGTGGACGGACTGAGGTGTCGGATTTAGCAGCTTCAAGCTTCTCTTTCCACTCCTTCTCCTTCTCAGCCATATGTCGGCGCAAGTCACCATAACGTTTCTTAAAGGACTTCTCCTCACGGCTAAGCTTCTCATCATCTTCTTCATCAGACTCGTCAGACTCAGGAGCAGCCTCTACAGGCTCTTTAACCTCTTTAGGGGCCTTGGGTACCTCGGACTCCTCCTCGACCTCCTCAGGGGCCTCTACGCCGCTCTGAGCGGCCATCAATGCTGCTAGTTCCGCTTCATCCTTTTTCATACGAGCTTGCTTAGCTGCGTAGTTGCTTCCACGGGCCATCATAGCCTCATCAATCTTAACTTCTTTAACCATTTCTTTAGCCATTGTATATTCCTTTATGTTGGGGTCAGCTTATGCTGAGTGGCCTTAGTTAATTATATAGGAGTAGTTGGTAAGGGCCTACTTACGGCCCAAACCCTTCTTAACAGTTGGTTTCTTTTCCATCTTCTTCTTCTTAGAGGGACGAGGGGCTACAAGGCCACCTTTAGCCATACCACCCCAGCCGGAGCCTTGACCTTGGTCTCCTTGACCGCCTGTGGCAGCACCAGCTGCACCATCACTTGTACCACTTACACCATTACCCATACCGTCATTACCGCTGGCACCAACACTACCTGTGCCACCTTGCTGAGCACCACCTGAGGCTTGACCAGCAGTACCTTGGCCTTCTGGGCCATCGTAACCCTCAGGACCTGGTGCATTCATCTCAGCAATAGACTTACCTGTACGAGCAGAGGCCTCTAACTGGGATGCAACTCTATCACCAGCAGTAGTGGCTAGTCCACGGTAATCTGCAGCAGTACGACCTGTACGTCCTGTGGATGTAGGAGCTGTGGTTGTACTTGTTGAAGTAGATGTTGTCTGAGAACCCTTAGGTGCTTTACTGTTTTGCGAGATAGCTTCAATAGCTTGTGCAGTCTTATTCGCTAGACCAGAGGTAAAGAGTCCCTTTGTGTTTAGATTGTTCTCTTTAGCAAAGCTTTTAGCAGCCTCTGCAATAGCATTAGCTTGAGCTGTATGACCCTGTGCAGCTAGTGCAGCTGAGTTAGCCATTGCTTCTGAGTAGGCCTTACCTGCCATAGCTTTACCTGCAACACTAACACCTAGGGCCCCAAGTGGTCCTGCAAAGACCTGACCCGCAACACCAAGGGCCTTTGAGCCAAAGGACTCCTCACCGCTCAAGGTAGACATGGTTGCCTCAGCAAGTGCATCTGGGTCTCCGTAGTCGAAACTACCCATCCAGCCTTTACCATCGTTCTCGTTGTCTGTAGTAGGTGTGTTCTCATCTGGACCACGACCCTCCCCAGGTTCAGTAATACGTACAGGTGTGTTAGCTTGTGTTTGGTACACAGGGGCCGATACACCACTGGTAGTACCTGTTGCCTGTTGCTCTTGTTTAGTCTGTTCTTGTTTGGTAAGAGGTAACCCTGTGTAGGAGAAACCCATTTGGTACTCACGGGGGTCAAAGGAGCTACGGTACGTACCATCCGTTACAACACCACCTTCAGCCATAGCCTGTACAGCAGCAGGTTGGGCCTGTGGGCCTGCATCTTGAATGAAGATACCCTTAGCTTTCAACATGTTTACAATAGATGGGTCTTTAGCAGCAGCCCCTTTAACACGATCAATAATACCGTTAATATCAGTACCAGGTACAAGACCACCAGCGGCATAACCATCCAACGTGTCTAGATCAGAGGAGAGGGTATACTCGAGCAGGTCCTCTTTATCTTCAGAAGATGCGACAGGTGCACCGCCGATACGTCCATTCTCACCCATATCCTCAAGACCTTCTTTGGCCTTGTTCACCATCTTCTCGAGAGTTGATACACCGATGTACTTAACTACGTCAGCAGGTACAACGTATTCACCTTCTGACAGTTTAACGTCTACGTCATCACGTACGTCAGAGGCGTTAGAGCCGACAGGTATTTCGTTACCCGACACAGGGTCTACTTCCATACCGTCTGTAGCCAAACCACCTTCTTCCATCATCTTATCCATTTAGTATGTCTCCGTCTTTGCACCGTTGATTTTATCACGGAGCTGTTTAAGGCTACGTAACGCTTTAATCTCACCTTGTAGGCGATGTAACTCCAAGGGTTCATCCCTTTGTTCTATTTGTTTGTGGGTATATGTTATACGTTCATCCAGCTCATCGCAGAAGGAGTCCCACAGTGGTTTATCATTTACTAGTCGTTTGATTTCCATAACTTACCTTTATAATAAAGCTGGTATTAAAGCGGCATTAGCGAGTTGAGCAGATTCAGTAGCAGTTAGTCCACTTACCCCACGCTCAATAACAACAGCCCTTGTGGACACTTCTAATCTAAGGAAGGCATCATAACCTAAAGTCTGTTCAAAAAGAGAGGTATTAGGGTCACGAGGAAACAAGTTACCCGACACAATAATCTCCCCATCACTCGAAGGCATCTTGATACGCCAACCTAAGTCATTCCTACAGAAGAAATAAGGGGCAATAGTCTGACCTGAACCTACGTTATCGCCACCAGTAGTGTCAAAAGCTGGGGGGTACTTAGCGTTATCCCCTGCACGAATCCACTCTTTCCACGCGCTATAGATGTTAATCTGAGTGTCAAAAGAACCAATGCTAGGTAAGGTTATGTAGAGGTTATCCCCATCAAAAATTGCATCTGCCATTACGGGTTCCTATAGTTTCTGTCTACCCGTTGTTGAATTGGAAGTGTCAGGTTAGACGATGTATCAGCACCTTCAATTCTTTGGTACTCGTAGCCAAGGGAATGAACAACAATATCAACACTGCCCACTGAGACAGTAGTTGAGAATGTAGTGCCTGAATTTTCCACCCCTGCTATTTCTGTGGTAGTTCCTGCTGTGTACACACGCACCTCAGAGTTAGCTTTTAAACCTGTGAGCGTTAGAACTGAATCTGGGAACACTGTGCCGTTAGCATCTGTTCTAGTTCCTGAGAATATTGCACCATTGGTTAAAGTAATTACACCTGTCGTAGTCATATCACCAGTAAAGGTTGATGCTTTAATAGTTATGGTATTACCAGATACGGAAAAAACACTAGAGGCCGTTGCGTCAATAGTGACGTTATAGGCACCTGCGTCTATTAGATTACCTGAACGAGTTACCAGTGTTGATAGTTCACCCGCATAGTTGTCAACTAAGTAAGACTTTCCTCTATCGTAGAGTTTTTGAGGTGTCCCGAGCGAGGTGTATGTGTCAGTAACGGCCTTGTTAAGCTCAGTGATATTTGGGTCGTCAAGCAGGTTAGGCGCGAGTGTAAAGTCTGTGAGTATTTCATCAGAAGAAACATCAAAATTAATGTTATTTGAGGTTAATAACTCGCCAAGATAACTAACGTGAGATACTGACAAAGGCAATTTATACTCGCCTGTCATGTGTTGGTAAGTGCCAGTGTTGGTGTTAATCATGGCAGGGGTCATTTTGTTGTCGAGAGTGTTCATGTTCCCGGATGCCCCTAAATCATAGGCATGAACTTTTCCCCATTGGATTGCCTCGCTTAGTTCACCATTAGCACTAAGCGGGGCTTGCGAGAGCACTGACCCTCCTGCATCATAGACGTATCGGGTTGTGCTTGCGTTAGCGTTGGCACCTATCCCCGCTGTCTTTATAGTTCTTAAAAACGTAAAAAATGTTTCATTAATAGAAGGATTAAACCTACAAGCAATAAACTCTGCTATCTTGCAGTCAGTCAGCGCAAACTTACCCCGTCTCTGCACGACATAACGCGGGCTTGAGAATTTTAATAGCTCAACAACACCACTAAAGGCGTCAATAAAAGCGCCCCGGCTTGTACTACCGTCAATAACAAAGCCCGTGGTGTCGGCAGGGCTTCCGAAAAAGCTAATATCATTCATATTAATATATGTTGTATTTTTTAAAACACTGCCCGCGTTAACGCCTATTGAGCCATTCCCGTTACCAACAACAACACAACCATCCAAATCGTATAAATACCCGCCATCGTAGTAACCGCCACGCCCCCCTCTTACAAAATCCAGCGTTGAGTTTTTAAAAACAAAATCAAAATTTAACTTGCGAGGGGAGATTGCTATGCTTGAATGATCAACAACTGCAAGATACCCCGGTTTTAAGGTATCTCCTGCCGCATTTGTTCCCACATAAACATTGCAAGCCGCGTTAGCAATCTTAAACTTATTAACTATAAGCGTTCCTTCAAGAAGGAAGTCTCCCGTTATTTTCACATCAGTGTAAGCCGATGTATCTACTATTGTGTTGTTCGCGGTAGATACAACATTGGTCATCCCAACCAAATCAGAAAGGGTTGCGGGACTAGCTGTTTGCTCCAGTGTTGTTCCGTTAATAGTGAAGCTCATTAGGCTACCTCCTTTAGTTAGTCATTGCTGTAGTTTCTTTCGAGTGGTGCTACCAATGATATGTTTTGCCCAGTTGCTCTTCCGATAGTCGCGGTAGCTGACACATACTGTGCTGTGTCTAGTCCAATCGCAACAACCGTCACACTAGCATCCGTACCTGCTGTTCTGCCGCCTTGAGTGTTGCCATCATAATCAAAGTCAAACGCGATAGTTTCGTTTCCACCGATAGCGCCAGATATGTCAACCCCGGCGTTGTTATCTACCAGAATAGCCGAGCCTGTACCAAAACCGCTCGTAAAGAACATACGGTAAATTGCATCTGAGTCCGACACTAAGTTTGCATTGAAGCTAATTGTACCTGCGGCAACAAACGGGAAGGTGCGTACAGTTCCACCCGTGTCAGTGAAGCTCAGTCTGTTTGTATCATTTGTCTGGAAGTCGTCGATATAAACACCTGTAGTCGTGCTTAGTGCTTCCCCTGCAAAGCTCATCAGAGAGTCAGCAAGTGAACCGTCTTGAGAACCTAAACCTTCGTCAATATCACTAGCTAGGCGCAAGTTGTACTGGACAAACTCATAAATCTGTTCAGCCGTACCTTGGCTGCCATCTACAACAACGTCAAAGTTATAGCTAACACCACCAATAGAGCGTGTGACCGCACCATAGGTGATAGACATACCTGTGTAGGGCGCTGTGGTAGAGATAGTCGAATCCGAGGCGGTGACTTTACTGTCAGCTGATTCCGCAAGTGGGAAACGGTTGGCAATGTAGTTTAGAGCAGTCAGACCAATACTTGTCGATGTAGCAGAGCCGTAAGTCTTACCTTGTGCACGGATGTACACTGTTAGGGTGTCGGAACGCTTGTCAAAGTTACCATTACTTGAGTCACCGAAGGTCTGGATAGCCTGATTGATAGGCCCGGTGAAGTCAAAGTCAGTCTTGGCTGTGTCTGTCGAAAAGGCGTAATAAGCAGTGTCAGTGTTGTCGATGTTACCAAGAGAAATAATACCCATGTACTCACGCTCGATAGCGTCAGAAGCGTTAATCTCACGCCAACCTGCTGAACGTATCAAATTACGGGTAGTGTCGTTGGAAGGAACCCAGCCTTCAATAAATTCGAATTGCTCTGGTGTAATCGACACCATAGGGAAGGGGTAAGGGATAAGGTTTCCATCGGACTTCCACTCTTCTTTAAGGAAAGAGTAGAGAGCTTGCATTGTCACACCATCGTTAGACAGGTTGCCTGTGACATTCAGTGCGATAGTCTTAGCTGAAGTGCTAATAGTAATTTCTGTACCTTGGTTAAGGCTATCTGGGTCGATAATAAGTGTCATAGCTTTTCCCTACGTTATTGAGGCTAATGTTCCGTCATTGTTGTATGTGAGTGTTTTAGTAGATGAAACGTTATTTATTACAGAAACAACAGTGTTTAGTGTATTGTCACTATTATAGTTTAATGTTTTAGTGTGACCTCCTGCGTATGTCACTGTACTTAGTAGACCATTACTGTAGGTGAATGTTGGGGATGTTAACTTTGTCTCACTAGGGGTGGCGCTAACACCGCCCCCTCCTATGTAAGCACCTGTTACTCTTCCTCCTTTACCTGCACCTGCTCCTGTTGGGCCTCTAACATAACCGGCATCTACTACTTTACCAGAAGTTAGACGTAATGTCAAGTGGTAATTATCATCCACCCAAACCTTCTGAACACCTACTCCGTCTTCACCGTCTTTACCGGATGGCCCTGGGGGCCCCTGAGAGCCTCTCTCACCGTCCTTACCGTCTTTCCCTACCTCACCCCTTAGACCTACCGGTCCAGGTGCGCCACGGACGCCCTGAGGGCCTCTGAGGCCATCCTTACCGTCTACACCATCTTTACCTGCTGCAGCGGCCTTACCGTCCTTACCGTCACGTCCATCTTTGCCATCGATACCGTCTTTACCGTTGATACCATCTTCACCAGCTACACCTTGGATACCTTGAATACCCGGAGGGCCTTGTGGTCCGACGATGTTACCGAAGTCTAGGGTAAGACCTGACTGCCACTTACAATGTAGGCAACCGTTCTTAACAAAGAACTCAGGTGTCTCCAGAATGGGAGAGCGAGAGTGGAACTCTTTAAGTTGATCCTCTACCTTGCGTTGTAGGTTGGAGATGTCTACCGAATTAGCAGACGCCTCCTTCTTAGCAACGGCAATGATAGTGGCTAGGAGCTTACTATCCATTATCCTTGGCCTCCTAAGTACTGGCTAAGCTGAGCTTCTAGAGCCGCCATACCCGTGCCTTCACCTGTGTTGGCTGAGTGGCCTTGCTCACCGGGGACCGGAGCTGCGCCTGTACCCATAGCGCCAGCACCTGCACCGCCTGTAGGGGCCTGAGGTGCATTAGGATCACCTGGGGCTGGGACAGGGGGTGGGTTCTGCTCTTGGAACTTCTTAAGGATCTCAGCTTGGATAGCAGCCTCTGACATAGAGTTAGCAACCTTATCAGGATCAAGGTCCATTGACTCAGCGATCTCACGGATGATATAGTCCATCTTAGCGAAAGGAGCCAAGGCGGGGTTCTGGACAACCTGCAAGAACTGCATAAGACGTTGGCTACGTACTTCGTTAGCCATAAGGGATGATGTACCACGTGCCTTAACCTCGAGGTCACCCTTGATCTCTGGGTCATGGTCAAACTGCATATTGAAAGAGAAGAACGCTTTACCCAAAGGACCAAGAAGATAGTCGTCTACGTTCTTGATAACCGTGCGGATAGAGCCGTTAGCAGCTGACATGAGCATAGAGATACCGCTGGCTGTACGACCTACACCAGATACACCTGTCTGACCGTGAGAGAAGCTAGGGAGACCTGTTGACTCATCCGCAAGAACACGAGCCTTGTCAAACATCTGCATGTTCTCGTTAGATACGTTAGGGAATGAGGTGCCGAAGATACCCTGGCCCGGAGCACCACCCTGACGGCGGAACACCTTACCCGGATAAACACTGAGGTCTTGCCCAGGCACTAGGTTAGTCTCATCAACTTCGATAAGAAGGTTGCCTGACAACGCAGCGTTATCTACAGCCATACGCATGAAGCCGTTCATCAACGTCTGTGTGTCGTCCATGTTCTCAGCAAGACC